TCACGTTGGCGCTCTGGAGGCCGTAGATCATGTGCTCGAAGGCCTCCGAGGAGTTCATGTTGCCGATAACGGCGGCGTCCTGGGCCAGCCGGGCCAGGCGGCTGGCCTTGGTGAAGTCGAGGTTGGCAGTGATCATCCGCAGGAGCGACTGCCGGGCCTCAGCGGCGGTGATCCCCATGCGCGTGATGGCCGCCTCCTGTTGCTGGATGCCGCGCACGCTGAGATCGTTGGCTCGCGCCGAGGCCTCCAGCGCTACTCCGAGCGTGTTCTGCCGCGCGGCGGCGAAGGCGGTCTGGAGGGTGGTATGCTCCAGCACCTTGGTGAGGGCGTGGGCCGAAAGGACCGTCGCGGCCAGGTGCAGACCGACGTTTCTGATCGCCTGCCCGAGGGGCTGGCTGGAGGACTCCACTTTGCGTTGGGCGTCCGCCATCCGGTTGAACGCCTGGTTCACGCGATTGATGGCCTCGGGATCGCCGGCGAGCTGCCGCATGGTGATCTCCCGCGCGGCGGCCACCCGGTCGAGGCCGCTTTTGCCCACCAGCGCGGCCTGTCGCTCGAACGCCCGGATGTTGCGCTCGATGGAGGTCTGCCCCCTGTCGGCGGCCCGCCAGACGGCCTCCAGTGCGCGGTTGGCCTGGTCGGCGCCGCGCATGGCGCCCTTGGCATCCACTTCCAGGATGATCTGCTCGACCGACATCAGTCACCCTTGCCCACGCGCACAGCGCGCATTCTGCTCACCTCAGCCTCGACCCGCCCGCGGTTGCGGGGCGAAACACCCCACTGGACCTCGCGCCGCTTCTGGAAGCGCACGCGCTTCTCGGCTTCTGGGTCGGTGAAGCCAATCATGGCCCGGCCATCACTGGCCGCGGTGACCTTGAAGCCTCGCCGCGTCCGCCCCGTCAGCTTCAGGTTGCGGATGGCGGGAGGATACTTGCGGGCCTTCCACTTCGCGTACCGCGGGCGCAGTGGAGCGGCCGGGGCGTCGGCCACGTTTTCCGCCCTATCGAGGCGGGCCTGAATGTCCTGCACCAGGATGTTGCCGAGAGAGATCATCCGCTCCGGCGTGAATGGCGTCACAACGAAGCGGCTCCGGGCTATGCGCGGTTGGAACTTCGAGGGCATCAGCGGTTCTGCCTCAGCTCTTCCTCGGCGTGCTGGTCCAGTTCGGCCTTAATGACCCTCAGCGCCACAAACTCGTCAGCCTGGATCTCGTCAAGCGTCATGCGCACACCCACCTCCAGAGCGAAGCGGAGGTCTGCCACTCGGCGGATCAGTTGTCCGCGCCAGCCCTCCAGGGCCTGCTCCAGCAACGTGGCCGGGCAGTCCTCGGCATGGACGGAAGGATCATCGTTACAGAGGCGCGGGCTGCTGCACAGCTCCTCGCGTCGGGCGAGACAGCGGGCCAGGAAGCGCAGGCTGGGCGCCTCCGGCCAGCCCGTCAAAAACCCTCGGCGTCGTCCTCCCCTTCGGAGTCGATCTCGGCCAGCAGCTCCGAGATGGCGGCCGACTTGTGGATGATGGGCGCCGCGCCGGCGTAGCCCTCGGTGGACTCCACCAGCTTGTCGTAGAGCCGGCCCGCGGGCTCGAGCGACACCCGGATCTCCTGCTGGCGGCGTGCGTCGGTGACGTGGATCGAGGTGCGGCTGTACTCCAGCACGTCCTTCTGGGAGGGGATGCGCAGGACATGCACCGCGCGCCCGCCCGGAACCGCCAGTTCGATCCGGTACGTGTTGCCGGCGCGCTCCGCGGCGACCGCCGACACGCGCTCGAGGCGCGCGACCACCTTGGCGGCTTCCGCCTCGTCGAACGGCGCCCCATCCTCATCGAGCCGGATCCGGGCGAACAGCTCCGCATCCGCGGCTTCGCTATTCACCGCCTCGTATTGCGACTTGGAGCGGCCCAGCAGGCGCCGCACCAGCCGCTGCTTGGCGGCCCGCTCGCCCCACTCGGCGTCGGTCGGGAAGCGCACCGTGCACTGCTTCTCGCCTCCCGACAGGATCTTGATCACGAACTGCTTGGATGCATCGAACATGGAATCCTCTGGTTGCGGGCGTGGGAGTTGAACCCACCTCTCCGGCTTATGAGGCCGGCGAATGCACCGGCTTTCCTGCCCGCGTCAAGCCTGCTTGGTGCCTCATCGTGTCTCACTGACCGATGTCGTTCACCGGCGTCACCACCTCCGCCGTAAGGAGGCCGTTGGTCTCGTCGTACATGGGTTGGCCGGTCACCGCCACCGTCACGATGCCATCGGTTTCACCCAGATCGGCCACCGAGAAGCCCATCTTGTGCCAGGTCACGCTCAGGCTGTTGTTGGCGTCCTTGGTGAGCGCGATCACGGCCGTGCCGGTCGTCAGGTCCCGGACCTTCTGCAGCTCCGTCGAGCCGTCCACGAACCGGGCCACGAAGCTGAACGCCGGCACCCGGTCGCCCACCTCCATGCGGCCCCGAATCTGGTAGCCGTTCTGCTGCCCGGAGCCGGGGAAGAAATCCGAGTTGTCCCGGAAAGCGTTGTCCCAGCCCATGGTGAGCGAGACGAAGTTCTTGGCGGCGACGTAGTTGACGCCGTTGATGCTGCAGGCCAGCGAGTAGGCGTTGAGCAGGTTCTCCACCGTCGCCGCAGGAAGCGCCACACCGCTCGGCTCGGTGATCTTCCCCGAGTGCTGGAACTCGACGGTGGCCTTCGCGTTGGCGCGTCCCGGCCCGGAGTTGACCTCGAGGGTCCAGCCCTTGATGGCGCACCCCACCAGCATCAGGTCCCGCACGTCGCTGGCGCCCGGGCGGATCTGCTCCACGTAGCTGAAATAGGGCAGCTCGAGGCCATCGGCGGGCAGGTCCAGCGGGGTGCAGGTGTAGGTATACGGCCCGGCGCCCGCCTTGACCACCTTGCCGAGGCCGAACGCGAAGAGCCAGGCCGCGAACTCGCTGGACAGGTACTTCTCCAAACGGTGCGGGCCGCTCTCGATGTGCGACTTGAACAGGGCTGTGGCGAACTCGTGCCCCTTACCCAACTCAGGCGCATCGTTCTCGGTGACGAACCGCGGGCTGGCCAGCTCGACGTTGAGCTTGCCCAGTCGCCACAGATCCCCGACCAAGTTGGCCGTGACGATGTCCGCTTGCTTCTCCTTGCCGAACCCGATCAATAGCTCTCGAATGTTTGCCATCGTGCACTCCTCCGTTTCAGGCGTCTCCGATCTCCCGTAGACTGAGATTCACCACGAAATGATCCACACCCTCTTCGTCGGTCACCCGTTCACACACAGGCACGTCCATCGGGTAGCAGGAGGGGTGGATGTCAGCGTTGAGCAAGCGCAGGCTGTCGCCCCAAGGCACGCCGTTAACGATCAGCGTGAAGAGCCGGTAGTAGCCGTTGTCCGGCCCTTCGGCCGCCGCGCGGGCGCGCAGGTAGAGGACGAAGTCATGCTTCCAGACCTCGTGGCCCCCAAAGGTTCCGGGCCCCGACCCCTTCCATGCAACGACAATCGACGGGTGCGGGGCCTCATAGACCGCTGAGCCCAGGCTCGTCTGGGTCGGATAGGCGTCGTGGTAGGCGTAGATGCGGGAGGGGTCCCCATCCATCTCCGCCACCAAGTCAAGGATCGCCTGCAGCTTGGCGATAATGGCATCGACTAGCAAGCCTGGACTGATCATCAGATCTTGTGCAGCACCAGCCGAACGCCGCCCTCGGCGTCGGCGTCAACGTCCACCACCCTGTAGGCCACGCCCGCGATCGTCACCTGGTCGCCACGTTGCGCCGCCGCCGGCAAGTCGGCGGCCCGGAAGAAGATCGCCGTGTACATGCCGGGCGTCGCCTCCTCCGGGCGCCGGCCCTCCTCGAAGATGCCGGTCACCTGGTAGGAGCCACCGGCCTGGGGCTGATACGTCACCGACACGCCGAATGCCCCCAGGCAGGACGCGTCGAGGCGGGCGACCAGATCGCTGAAGGCCATGGCGTGGGTTCGGATGGGGCCGACCACGCGGCCGGCCCCTGGCCAGGTCTAGCTGATGAACGCGCCGTTCAACCGGACGCGGCCGGTGGCGTCGCCGTCCGCGGCCGCCGCGACCGCCACGCCGATCAGCTTGTTGCTGGTCGCGGTCTTGGTGACGCGCTTGTTGGTGTTGTCCCAGTAGATGAGCGCGCCCTGGGACCAGCCGGTGCTGGAGCCGGTCTCGCGAGTCAGGTCGAAGACGCCTCCGACCTGGAACTCGCCCTCGGCGCCGTTGGCCACGTCGCCCGCGGCCACCCCAAAGATCGAGCCGACCAGCGCTCCGCCGCCGGAACTCACGGCGTAGGGGGCGGTGAGGGTCAGCGTGTTGCCGGGTTGTACGAAGTTCTTCATGCTCTGTTCTCCTTGCGCAAGGTTTCGGGGCGGCCAAGCGGCCGCCCCACTCAGTTGCCGGCGCTACTACGCCCCGGCGTTCTTCTGGATGCCGCGCCAGTCGATCGCTTTCGCGCCGAAGTCCAGGCGGGCCTTGATCTCGACCCCGTCCACATCGAAGCCCTGCCGCGTCTCGATGTAGACGCCGTCCTGCCCCTCGAGGTAGGCGTACTCGATGGTGTCGATCTGGTCGGGCGAAGCGAACAGGTACCAGGCCGTGGTGCTGTTGGCATCCAGGCGCGGCTCCGCCACCGGCATCAGCGCCCGGATGTATTCCGGCACCACGTTGGCCGACGCCGCCGGCGCCAGGTTCGCCGCCACCAACTGGAAGGCGGTGAGCTGCAACGTCACCGGCACAGCCATGTATCGAGCCTGGACGTTGAGCGCGGTCGCCCCATCCAAGCCCTTCTGCTTGGCCATCCCCGCGATGCCCGCGCCCAGGCCGGGCAAGCCCAGTGCGCTGCCCGAGCCGGTGTTGAGGTTCGCGTGGTTGGCGTGGAACAGCGCCACGCCGTCGCCCATGGCGGCATTCGCGGTGATGATGCCCCAGACCGTGTCGCTCTCGAGCGTCGCCGCAGCCACCCCGAAGCCCGCCGGAATCCGGGTGAAGGCTTGCAGGTCGTCGTTGATGATCACCTGGCGGGTGATCCCCACGATCCGACCGTAGGTCGCCAGCTTGTATTGCTCGCGCGACTCCGCGATCGAACCGGAGGTGAACTCACCCTTCTCGTTGACCTTCAGCAGCGCCGGCGCCTCGCCGAGCTGCACAGCGTTGATGTTCTTGAAGTCGGCGGCCGTGCGCCGGCGGGAGAAGGGCAGGAAGGTCCTCGGATAGGCCTCGTAGGCCTGGCGCAGGGTCTTGTTGGCCACGTCGGCCAGGATGTAAGGGAAGTCCGAGGTGGACAGCGCAAGCCTGGCGATCTCGTGGCGCGCCATGCGCCGAGTGCGGGTGCCCGAGGCCTCCAGGCACTCACGCCCGAGGTCGAGCAGGGTCATCCCGGTCCAGTCGCGCCCCAGCTCGTCCTTCAGCGGAAACAGCTTCGCGTCGTAGCGGTGGAGCAGCGAGGCCGCAATCCCGGCCCGCCGGGTCTCCGCCCCGTCACGCGTCACCGCGGCCGTGGCGCTGCGGATCGGCGTCTCCTCGCTCCGCCGGGCCAGCTCGTCGAGCGCCACCCGGCGGAACTCCTCGATGCCGGTGCCTTTCTCGACGTGCTCGGCGATGAGCCGGGAATCGAGCCTGACTGCCCGGCCGATCTTGTCCAGTTCCAGGATGCGGGTGCGCTCGGCCAGTGCCGCAGCCTGGCGCTCCGCGTCCATGTTCACTTCCACACGGGCCTCTGCGCCCGTTTGCGTGATGGTTTCGTGTTCCATCAGTTTCTCCTCCTGGTGGGCAGTTGCCCGTAGAACTTCGACTTCGACCTCCTCGGCGCTCTCCGCCTGCATGCGAATGTGCGCGCCCGGGTCGGCGCCGACCGGCACGACCGAGATTTCGTACGGCTCCCAGTCGGTGGCCAGGAACGACTTCGTCTTCCCTTCCGCGGAGGTCTCCTGCATCTTGTGAATCAGCACGCCCATGCTGACGTTGCGCAGGATCTTCTGTTCGACCTTGTTCCAGACACGGTCGGCGTCCTCGTCGCTCTTGGCGAAGCGGAGTCGTGCCCTGGCTTCCCCGTCCGCGAGCCAGCCTTTCTCCACGACGCCGAGCACATCCTTGGTGGACCACTCGCTGTGCGTTTCCAGCACCGGGGCCCGGCCGCTGTTCAGACTGTTCAACCGGACGGCCGACGGCTTCATCTCGAAGGTGAGCAGGTACTCGCCGCGGCTCCAGGAGAAGCGTGGCACAGTGGCGCCCGAGTAGAACGTCACCTCGACGGTCCGCTGCTCGGCATCCACGGTCTCCGGCGCCAGCAGCGCCAGGATGCTCGGCTT